GCCTGCTGAAGCGCGGCACCGGACGCCAGCGCGGTTTTTTGTCAGTCATCCTCTTCCTTCGGTTTCTTAGGCGGCAAAATAAATAGGCCACCCGACTCTGCCTGCACGGCGACCTTCTCAGTTTTGACAATGCCTACACGGTCTAGCACTTCACGAGCCGCATTGATGCGGTCACGGTTGCCTAGAGCAGTGGGATCGTCCAACACGCCAGTCATCGCCAGCGCAGCGCGTGGGCCGTTCGAGGCGAGAAAGGTCTGCGTCACGTCTAGGATTTCGTTCTTCAAGCGCCGGACGATATCAATAGACTTCGTGTTTTTACTGTAGCCAGCAGCATCCATCGCAGCACGGATGTTACCTTGTGCCTCGCCGACGAGAGCGTCGAGAAAGATCTGCTGCTGTTCTGTTAGATTTTTTTGCGGCGTCATTTCCTAAACTTCCTCGTTTTGGCTGCAATTTTTTTGGGCTGCTTAACAAACTGCTTTCCGGCTTTGCTGCCCTTACGTTTAGCACGAGTTGTAGCAGCGTACTCAGCAGCGCTAAGTGACTTGATCGCCTTTTCGGGTAAGTACCGCTCACCTGTTTTCCCCGACGGTTTACCGGACTTTGTCCGCCACTTCTGCTTAGTCCAATCCTTTAAACTTTTTTGTGACTTCGATAACGCCATTAACGGCCCCGTTCATCCTTCATTTCTTCCGCGCCTCCGTTTTCTTTTTCATTTGATTGATGAATTTACGGTAGACGGCAGCCGGTCCCGTTTTCTTGGCCACCCTCGCCCGCTGCTCCATAGCAATCGCCGCCTGAATCTTGTGCGCGTGCGCTCGACCGGAGTTCTTAATTTTATTTACGGATGCCCGCGCATCCTCTGTCGTGGCAAACTTGAGCCCGTGGATCGTGCCCTTCGGATCTTCGTCCGTGTAGAGGTCGCTGTGCTTTTTAGATTTAGCAGGCTGCCCCTTTTTGCGTGGCACGCGGCCGGTCGTCATTCGGGTTTACGTTTCCGCAAGACCGCAAAGTCAGCGCCGGTGATCTTACCGTAGGGCGCCGCGACATCTAGCTTCGCCTGCTTACCCACCAGGGCCCCGCCTTTGGCTGCGTATTTTTTAGATTTACGCTTGCTGCCGTCGGCGCGTTTGATGAGGCCCCGCGCTTTGGCAGACGCCTTTTCGGTGGAGCCCAGTTTTTTGCCCGCCTTGATTTTCTTTTTCAGTGTAGATGCTTTGGGTGCAGGCATCACTTATATCCTCCGCCGGCTTTCTTATACGCAGACGCAAGCATCTGCGCCTTGCGTGCTGACCACTGGCCCGGCTTCCCGCCTTTCGACCCAGCTTTAATTCTATTGAACTGCCGCTTACGCATCGCAGGTTTAGTGTAGTTGCCTGCCTCGTTGACGCGCGACTTACTCTTCTTCTTCGCTGCCATTACAATACTCGCAGTCAGGACAATTGCCATGAGGACATAACTCGCATGTCTCATCGCAATCGTGTTCTTCTTCTACGACGTCGTATCCACCGTGGAAGTTGTCGTAGGCATCCGTCATTTCGATGAAGCTCTCAGACTCCGAAGAAAATCCTCGATGCATAGGCTCGAAATCAGGGCGGTCGCCACCAAGTTCAAAGAATGCAGGATCATAAAACTGGCTACGATTATTGGGTACGCCAACAATGCGGCCACAATCGAGCTTACATAGATGTGTGATTTTATTTTGGCGGTGATCGTCCGCGTACATGGAGTTGAAATAATCCACCGAGAACCAGTAACGTCCTTCATGCTTCTCTCCGTTGATGAGCGCGAACATTGGCAGATCCTGAAACATGTCGAATCTGACGACGCTGAACTCGAAGCTACCGCAATCCCAAGGCTGAATCGCAAAATCCGACCAGTCGTCTTCGCATTCCTGCGTGACGATAGCACGGAGTGGCATTCGCGACCAACTGTACCCGCCGTAACCAGGTTCGGTGAAGCAAACCTGGAAACTCAATTGCCTTCCCATATAGCTCGTAACGGCATGGACGAAACCTTGAAGGTATTCGCCATGATGGCGTTTGTATCCCGTCGTATATTCGCGGCGTACTAAGACGCGTTGAAATGGGATGTTCGCTGTCAGTACAGCCATCTGGCTTAGTACTTAGCGTTTTTCTTCATCATGCCGCCCTTTTGCATGGTCGGCTTCTTTTTAGCGGCGGCCATGCCACCACCCATCATTTTCTTTTTGGCCGCAGCCGGCTTCTTACCCATATGTTTCATAGTAGTTCCTCCTTTTTTCATGCGTTGCTTATTGGGCAAATTTAATACAGTCATACGACTAGCCCTCCTCGTGCCCACTTGGTTTTGTGCGCCCAGTACTTAGCCGATAGCTTCGTCTTGGGTGCCGGACCATGGCGGGCGTAGTAAGATTTTTTACGTGCTTTATCTTTAGCCGTCTTAGGGTTCTTACCGGCCCCTCTAACTCCCTGCTGCCCGAAACGGATCAGCCGGGTTTTGTCTCCTTCTTTGGCCAGTACGGCGTGGCTTTTCTTCGGATGCTTCGGCGTCCGCTTCGGTTTGTTGTAGCCACTAAATGTTTCGCCTCGTACTGTGATTGCCATGAATATTAGTTACCTGAATAAAAAGAGCGAGCAACGCGTGCCCCGGTTATTAATTCTAAGGGTGAATGGCTGCGTCACTCGCTCTCGTCGCGGTGCGTCCGTTATTATTATTCATATGGGTTCACGGGTCCGCATCAAGCTCCGCAGAAACAGGTACGGTGGCCGCTAGTCCATCGGGCGCGCCGGGGGACTCGTCTTGCTCTAAGGAGCCCCGTAGCATGAGATCGACTTCTAGATAGGCGCCGGGGGACTCGTCTTCCTCTAGGGAGCCCCGTAGCATGCCCGTAGCGGGATCTAGGTGGCCCTCTAAGTCCAATGCCCGGGCTACATCGCCGAGCTTCAACTCACCGCCCCCAGGCATGTTCTCACGCAGGTAAACCCAGATGTAATAAACGTCGCTGGAAGCTAACTTTACCGGGTCGATTAACTCACCCGTCTTTAGCGTATCGTAAAAGCGCTCTAATATGCGCACTCCTGTTTCGCTATATAGTTCTACTAATTTACGTGAATTTGTCAAGCTCTTTTTCCCTTACGTAAATAACTAATGCACTCCCAGTGTTTTTGATTGGGTGTCATTATATCACATAAAAAATACTTTACAAAAGACACTTTCTGAATATAACTAAAGTATCCTTTACCCCAGCCTATACTATACCGCCCCGGCGACGCTTATTGTTACCAGTACACGGGTAAGGGGGTGTAGGGCGGCATGTTATACTACATGTATATGCCGCAAAAAATGTGGGGGCCCTGGTGTACAGTCCTTGACCACGTGAAAAGTGGTTGACAGCCTATATCCCAATCCGTTGCACAGGATATATACGTACGTACCCGCCCCGGGCGGTGGCCCTGGCGCCCTACGCACGCCCTGCCTGCCGGCCTGACGCCCTGTGAGGCACGCCATGCGCACGTGATGCGCGTATATGCGTGCGTATGCGCCCATGATGTGCGCGCCATGCCCGCTGCACGCATGCGATGTGCAGGCGCTGCGCCCATACGGGTGCGAATGTGTGCAGGCACACCCCTACCCAGGGGGGTGGGGCGACGGTTTCCGGCCGGCAGGGTCCGAAATTTTCTGTTTTAACCATGCCCTAACCCTACGGGTTACTTTTTTTATTGACATGAATAACGGCCTGCCTCATAGTGTGGTCATCGATTGGCCAGCCCGGCCGGTCACATCCACAGGGAGATCCTGCATATGCCTAACTGGATACACAACACGATCACGATTCACGGCGAAGCCGCCTTGCTCTTTATCGACAATGGTAAATTTGATTTCAATCAAATCCGTCCCGTGCCTAAGCAGATAGACACAGCCGAGGGCGAGCGCTTCTGGTGCCTACGCTGTTGGGGCACCAAGTGGCCGATGTCGCTGGACACGCAATCGATTTCCATCACAGCCGGCATGCCCAGCATAGCTGGCGGGGCCCTTGTGATCGAAGGTCGCACACCATGGGAACCGCCCATTGCGCTGCTCGACTACATGCATGAGCTACAGCCTGGGCTGGATATCTACCTGATCGCCCAGGACCTTGACGAAACCGACCGTAGATGGCACCGGCATTGGTCCCCGCAAACCTTGGATGGCCGATATTTAGACTGACCATCCCATGCCCAGGCGGCACACCCGCTGCCTGGGCACTGCCTGCCTAGCCCACACACACCCCACAGGGAGATCCTGATCATGACCAACGCTCAATCCTTAATCATCTACGATGGCCCTAGCCTGCACGATGGTGTCACCCAGATTGTCGTCATCGCTGTGCGATCCAGCCGCAACCGCAAGACCGGCGACATGGTGCA